GCCCCTTTACTGTTGACTAATTGTATTAAAACTATTAACCTGTAGTTGTTGCAACACCTGCAACAGCTCTGCCAATAGCAGTACCAATACCGCCACCGCCAGCACCCTGTGTCTGGATTGCATTGTCGTACTTAACAGTTAGTGAAACTGTTACAGGCTCGTTAGCACTGTATGCTAATGAGTTGTAGTTTGCACTCTCTAAGTAACAACCGTATAGCTCAAAAGTTTCTAATGTTTCAGCTGAATAGTTACCGTTACCACCGTCTAGAATTTCAATTCTAGTTACAAACTTATAGTCGATACCTGATGCTGCACTTGACTGTTCCATAAAGTCAAACTGTCTTTGTAGTTGTTCACCAACTAGCTTTTGTACTGCACCTGTTGCATCGTCACGTAAGTTTAGTGTAATAGCTTCCCAGGTATGTTTACCTGCAAGATAAACTCTTGAGTTGTATACGTCAACAGTCATTGTCTCGAAGCTAACGTTAGGTCTAGTAACATCAACTACCTGTTTAGTAAGTTCTGTAACTTCGCCAGCACTTACACCAAAGTTTTCTAGGCTCACTCTAAAGCGATACTGGAGTTTTGGCATAAGCAACCCTTGTGTAGAGTTGCTTGCGTCTGAAGCTAACGGAACTGTGATTCTTGATAATGATGAAATAGCCATTTATTTTGCTCCTATGTTAATATTATTTATCAATTTACAGTCCTGCTATTTCACCGGTGTTTTTCAAGCGTAGTGGAATATAGATAAATTCAACTGCTTTCACTGGTTCAATAGCTACGTCTAAGTATAGCTCGTTACGATCTATACGTGCCGGAGTATTGTTGCTCTCATCACATACAACTAAGAAGTCGTATAGTGCTCTTGAGCCTACTAACTCTAGCATCAAGCTCTCTGCTGCCTGTTTGATCTGATCACGTGTGATCTTGTCATTAGGTTCAAAGATATATGGTTTTGCTAGTTTGTTCAACTGTGAACGCATGTAAATTACCAAACGTGCTACGTTGATTCTATCTAGTGAACTTGCACCTCTTGCACGAGTCTTTTGACCGTAGTTAACAAGTCCTGCGCCATTGATAAATGTAATTGGGTTAACGTTAACACTGTATAGTGTATCACGCTGTCCTTCGTTAAGTGCAATACTTACAAATTCGCCTTCACCATCAACATAACCTGTTGCTGTAGCATTTGTAATTCCGCCTCTTCTTGTACCTGCTGGTGCAAACCAAGGATAGCTAACCTGATCGCTTAATGCGATAGTACGTAGCATCATATGACTTGGTGGAACAACAACGTTGTTTCCTGCATTGTCACTTGTGAAGCCCCATGGGTAAAATATACCTAAGTACTCATCTCTACTTACTAGACCGTCGTCGTTATCTTCAACTGCTAGATTAATGTTTTGTCCCCACTCGTTAAGTGAAGTAGCATCTGAAGTTAGTCTTGCTGGTGTATCACCAATAATGAATGCGCTTAATGCACGATCATAGTTCAATGTAACCATTTCGCCAATTAGCTCTGGGTAACCTGGGCAAGCCATTACGTTGAATAAACGTGTTTCATCGTCACGGATAGCATCGTTTGAGTTAACCATTGCTTGTAATTGTTGTACAACAACTTTACGCTGTGCTTTGCGACCAAATGATCCGCTACCGTCTTCTTGGTTTCCTGATTCAGTAACCCAACGATGTGGATAGTATTGATCCATTGAAACGCCGCCCATTCTGTCGTTATCAGCAGTTTGGTCAATGTAGTTGCGCTCAAAACGCTTAACATTAAATCCACTTCTGCGTAAGTTGAATAACAACATACCTTTTGGATATAGTGCTGGATCTGGAGCATCAAAGTCAACGTAATCACTTACTAAAAGATCTTTAATGTCTGTTGGTTCATATGATGAAGCAGTCTTATCACCGCCACCGTTTGCCCAACGTGCATCAGCAAAGATAATACCGTTTTCAGTTGTTTGATCTGAACTGTCAACTAGGATGAACTTTTGTGCATCTTCGCTGTAACGATAAATCTGTGGGTAATTTTCTAGGTCTGCTGTGCTTACCCAAATATCACCTTCTTGTAAACTTGTAGTTCCGTCTGATTGTGTTTCGGGCTCACTTGCACTAACAATTGGACCGTTTACGTCACAGTTTGAATAGTCAGTAGTACCTGAAACAAAGTTTCTGTAACCAACCCAACCGTTGTCGTCTTTGATCATAATATCAATTTCGTCAACAACTGAACTGTACCATAGTTCGCCGGCTGCTGTTAATGATGTTGGAGCATCTGCTGTTGCTTCTGCTGAAAGAACGTCCCAGTTAGATGCAACCCAATCAAACACGCTATCACCTGTTGGTGCAGTGTATAAGTTAGCAGTAGTTCCTGCAACAAATCCTAAATCAGCTAAAATACCGTTTGTATCAACAATACGGAATTCGCCGCCTTCTGTATGCTTAAGAACTAAACGACCTTGTGCATCAATTTCTGCAACAACATTTTCTAAACCCGAAGTGTTTACTGCATTTGCAATAAGTTCTTCGTTAGCATCTGTTGTAGCAGTTGCAACAGTAAAGTTAACGTCATAGTAATCAAGCACTAATGCTGAATTACCAATTAACCCTACTTCGCCTGCTCTTGTTTCAGCAATTTGGAAGTTGCCTGCGCCTACTGGAAGTGCTGTAGATGCAACTGCATTACTACCTGTAATTGAAGTTGCGCCTGCGCTTTCTCTGCGGTACATTCTAAATGTTGCTAAAGCATCTGATTCTTCTTCTGCATTACTACGAACATAAACTTCACCAACAGCAAGGTTTACACCGCCGCCTGCTTTGTCTAGGTTATATAATGCGTCTTGGTTTGAATCAAAAATTTGTACAACTAGTTCTTCCCAAAGCAATGTGCCTTCGTTCCAAAGTTTAATTCTCCAACGTGCGCCACCGTTTGGTTCTGTAGTTTTAATCCAAACAGCACCAGTTGGTCCACCAAATGTTGGTGAAGTGTAATCTCTACTTTTCCATGCTGGAGGATTTGTATGTCTACTAATTTTCATTGATGGTGTTTTATAAGTAGCAGTTGATCCGCCTGTTGGAATAAGTCCTAGTGTTTCAGCAATACTGCTGTCATTGTTAATAACAACATCAGCACCTGTTGAATAAATTTCAAGTGTGCTGTTGCCAACTACTGCGGCAGTTACACCTGCCGGACCGTTTTGGTTAATATCAGATGCTAGGTCTTGAATGGTTGCAGTCATTGTAACTGTTTGGCCATTAATATCAAAAGTACCTGCGCCTGTAGTAGTTAATCCATCTGATTTAGCACTAGCCCAACTTGCTTTCCAAGCACTTGATCCTACTGCAACCCAAGAACCTGTTGAGTTCTTATACCACAGTTTGTTGTCGCTGTTAGTGGCTACAATAGCATAATCGCCCTTAACACCAAC